CGTCGCCGGTTCGATGTCGATATTGCTTTGCAGGATGTTCCAGTTCGCGCCGACCGCAGCGTGCGTTCCCGCCGCCGATCCGTCAACGGAGCAGATCGCCACGTCGCCCACGGCAACCACCGGACCCGCTGCGCCGCCCAGCCTCCCGGCCACCGAGATTTTATAGACGTGCCCTGCGTCGGCTGCCGGGTAGTTCGGGTTCGCGGAGCAATTCACTGCGCCCTTGTAGATCAGGGCGTCAGCGTCGCCGATGATCCCGGCCTTGATCTGCGCATAGGTCATCTTCAACGTGTCCCCGTTCTGCACGCAGGTAAAAATGTCTGTATCCTGCGGAGCCGTTGCAGGTGGATACTTGCTCTGTCTTGCCATTTTATGTACCTCCTTTTTATAATCCTAATGATGATAGCCCGACAAGATTCGTTCTCGCCTTGTATCCCGGCGCGGGCGTGATCGTGAATGAATGACTGTTTGCCGCGAAACCTGATCCGATGCTGATAAGGGCAGACGGAAACTGCGCGTTGAAGGCATCCCATGTCCAGTCTTCTCGCGGGTCGAGGATGCGCGCTATCTCTGTGGCCGTGGCCAAAGGTAACTGGACACCGCCCGCCGCAATGAATGAGGTCGCGCTGTCCGCCGCCCACCATGTCGGGTAAGCCGGGAGAGTCCGAGAAAGCACCGCCGAAACCGTCGCTTCGTGGTCAAGGTCTGAATATCCCATATATTCAAGACACGCCTGCAACGACCCGCGCAGGACATACGGCGCCGAGCTGAAGGCATTGAGGTAGTTCGTTCGGGGCTGGTTATAAACCGGGTAGAAGCCATACGTTTCATCCGGTGGATGATAATCCGTTGTTGTTCTGCCGTAAGGCACGATGTCAACATACTGCCCTGCGGTCACAAGGTCTTCATCTTGCCGGACGTTCACGGCAAACGGGCTTGCCGCCGAGCCGAACACGAACCGATATGGATAATTGCCCGTTGACATTCGGTAGCCGCTGTATGCAATCCAGTATCCGCGAGGGTCTGGAAGGACTTCTTCGGGGATCAGTTTGATGTCCCAATAGCCGGTGTCCGCATTATAAGTGGCCTCTGAATCAACCCACTGGCCGTCTGCGTCGTAAAGCGCAATCGAATAAAGCAGGTATCCTGCGGCCTCCGTTCCTTCGCCATACAAGCCCTTGACATGGATGCCGTCGCCCCGATAGAGCCGGATGCTGATCCCGCACCCTTTTGGATTGTCTTCAAAGCCGATGACGGTCGGGTTCAAGAAGTTCTGCCCGCTGAATTCAACGATCACCCTGTCGCCGCTTGCAAAGGCCCGCGCATTGCAGGACATGTAGCGCACAGGAACACCGGAAAGCACCACGCCCTGATTGATGTCGATGGCCTGCTTGCCGATTGCAGGGTTCAAGGTCACGGTGCATGTTGCAGCCGGGATGTCGATGTTCGATATGACCCCGGCCCGGTATGTCGGCTTCCATTTCTGCCAGCCGGGTAGCATGGCAAGGTTCCAGTAGGCCGCTTCCGGGACTGTCGTCGCGGTTTTCTGCGTGATGCCGTCCCTTGCTACACGATAGGCCGCGTTGCCGTTGTATCCGGGCTGGATCAACCGTTGAATGGTCACGCCGTTGACTTCAATCAGACCGACGCTGCCTGACAAGGTTTCTGTGAGGTCGGCGCACCACGCCTCAAGGTTTTCCGTGGCCGGGATTTTCGAGTATTTTGCAAGCGCCAGTTCCTCTGACGCGATCTTGATCTCGATCGTTTTAACGCGCCTGTCGGCCTCGTTCATCTCGGCCGTGGCCGTGTAAAGCTCCGCAAAGGTCGGCTTCGGCGACACCCGCCATTTGAGGTCAAGCCATATACTGCGCTTCTCATCATAGACCGCCTCGGCGATTGTCTTTTGGCTTTCGAGGGCTGCGATGGTAGCGTTGATGCGCGCAATAATGGCAAGCCGCCGCGTGTCGTCGTGTTGAATCTCGACTCCGTAGTGGCCTGCCGCGCCGCCGCTTTTTATGGTCGCCTTGCCCATTATGCCTCCGAGACTTCCATGGACGCTCCGCTTTCGTTCACATACCAGGTGATGGTCTGGGCGACGAAGGTGTCATCGTCGATCGTCACGGTGTCGCCGGGACGCAGATAAAAGTCAGGCGTGCATCGCACCCGCGTTGCCCCTCCGTAAGTGGCCCTGTATTCAGCACCACTTAATGTCACGGCCTTCGCGCTGTGGGTCGTGGTCTTGTGCCCGTCAATGGTAATGCTTTTGGATATCGAGCCCTCGTCGATCCGGATCTCATCGTTGATCACGCTGCCGAGCAGCTCGGGGGTCTCGTGGCCGGCGCGATATTCCTTGATGGCATAAACCTTCAGCGTCCCGCCTGCCCTGGCCGCTATCTCGGCAGCCAGATCCATACCCGGCACGACGACGGACATAAACGACGGGTCGCCGGATTTGAAACGCCCCTGGAATGATGTGATCGGAATTTCCAGGTCATCAAGATAGCACCTGTAGAGGATGCGATAGTCGCGATCGATGAAGACGACCTGCCCCAGCGTGCTTAATTGGGCCTGGACGGCAAGAGCGCCGGACAGGATATGCAGCGCCGCCTCGCCACTCAAACCCGCCGTGACGGCGAGCGCAGGCGGCTGAATCCGTATTTCGATCTTGCCGTCCAGGCCCGCCGTGACGGTCAGGGGTTCGGCTTCAACAAAGCGCCCGATGAAAAGCTCAGACAGCCCCAGCCCCGCCGTGGCTTTGAGGGCATCGGCAACAAACGGGATCATGAGCGATCCCGACAGGGCCGCGGCAACGCTCAGGGTGGGCGGCGCATAGTCCAGGCTGATCTTCCCGGCAAGCCCCGCCGTGGCCTTCAAGGGCTCCGCTGCAACAAAGCGCCCGATGAAAAGATCGGCGATGGACAGCCCGCCAGTGGCCGCCAGCGCATCCGACAGGAACGACTGCACGGTAACGCCGGAAAGCCCGGCAACGGCGGCAAGTGGATCGGCAACGATCTCGACATCATCTTCCTGAAACCATCCGGACTCAAAGCCCGACGGCGGCGTATAGGCAAAGGCCGACGCGCCGAAATTGGCAAAATATGAAGTCCCGACGCCATAGCAATTTACAGCCGGGAAGACTGTTCCTGACAGGTTGTCATAATGGGGGTTCGCGCCCGTGGCCGGGTTTCCGCCGTCATACCACGTGCCATTCAGCCCCCACCAGATATTGCCGTTGTCAAGATCGACGGCGACCTGGACGACGTTTGTGCTTGCGTGGGTTACGCCTGTCTTTGTGGCGTTGTTGTTCATGAAGAAACCATTGTTCTGGTTCCCCCATCCGACAGCGCTTACTCCGATTCTGTCTGCCAGGTTGACGGACGCAGCCGCCACGCCGACCAGTCCGTAGTTACCGGAGGTGACGTAAACGACTTCAAAATACCACTTCCCGGAAGACTTGCCGATCGTGCCACGCACGGCCCGCCACTGGCTGACGGTTGCGTTCGCCTTGAGATTCCCGTCAGACAGCGTTATGTCTGCATGCTTATCAGACGGATTCCATGTCGTGTAGGTCGCCACGGCTTACTCCACGGAGATTTCGATGCTCTGGATTTGGAGGCTTGACCCGTCCGGCACGTTGACTTCAACGCCGAAATCGATGCAGCCGACCACGGTCGGCGAAACGAACGGGCTTGCGACGCCCGATGTTTCGTCATAGATGATGGCCGCGCCGATAGGCCCCAGGGCGCCGCCGGATGCCGTCCATGTCACATTGTCGAACGTCCGCGCTCCCTTGTCGTTGACATCGTCCTCTGCCCACGTTCCGCCGGACAGTTCTTTCGTCTGCCTCAGATAGCCGAATTCCTCAGCAAGTTCCGGCGACGGGCTCGAGATCACGTCCGCCAGGGTCGCGTGCGCGTCTTTGTCAAAGACAAACGTATCGTCCACCAGGATGATCTTGAACGTGTCGTTTGCGACATCCACAGCCTTCGCGCCGAGCTGGTATTTCCAATGATTTGATAACGTGCTTACGACTGCCATGTTACACCTCCGATATTTTCTCTTTTATCATCATGTTAAGGCTCACTATTCCATCCGCTTCCGATACTCTTTCCAGTATGCCCAGATAGCACGCGCCATCCGCAGAGATAACCACCTGATTGACATTCTGGAAAAAATACCAGAGCGCCGCCCACAAATCTTCCGTTGACGTGACCTGGACCGACATGTTGCGATCTCCCTCCGAAAAGCCTCCGTCCGTGATGACCACGCCGCCGTCGAGGGTCTTTCTCCGGCTCAGTCTGCGCTCTCCCGATCGCGTCCTTGTTTCCGGCAATGACTTCAGGATGAAAGCCCCGCTTTCATCCATCCATAGATCTGATGCCAGCCCGATCATTTTCATGTATCCCACCCCAGCAGGAACTCTGCCTGCGATTCTGACGCGCGCACCTGGCACGCCTCGAGGACCTCCCAGAGGATCATCTCGAGGTGCGGTTTCAGGCCGTCCGCCTGCACCGTGATGGAGGCGTCGCCTCCGCTTTCGAGCTTCTTGAGCTTCAGCTTGTTTAGCTGGATCTGCTGGCCGGCCAATTCCGCCCCTTGCTCCATCGCCTTCTTCCGATATTCCACTTCCTGCTTCAGCATCCCCTCAAGGTCGTGCTTTGCCCATCCACGGATATTCGGATCTCCGAGCCCCTTGATGATTGTGTCAAATGCGGAGCTGGTGCTGAGTGTCCGCGTTTCGAGATTCTTGAACGTCGCCTCGAGGATTTTGGTTTGCGCTTCGATCTGCGCGATATCGATCTTTGCCTTCCACTCGATAGCCGACTTCACGACATCCGACTGTTTCTTGATCTCCGCTGTGTCGATCTTCGGCAGGATCTCGACGGTCTTCTGCGCGGGCAGCCCCGCCTCAATCTTGGCGGTTGCCGTCTTCACCGTCTGCTCGTCTGCCGTGACGGTGATCTGCTTTTCGAACGGCTCGGCCATCAGGTCCTTGACTTTGCCCCGGAGCTTTTCCGTCCGCGTCCCTGATTCCGTCGCGCTCTTGCCGAGTTCGTCGAAGCCCGACATGATCTTTTCAAGGCCACGGGCGGCGTCGGCCCCGTCGCGCTCGAATGCCTTGCCGATTTCTTCACCCTGCTTTGTGATGTCCTCTTTGAGGCTCTTCAGGCCGGGGATCATGCCAAACGACAGCTTGCCGAGCAGGTCAACGATGACGCCTTCGACAATCAGAAACATCGCCTTCACCGCCGTCATGAGGATTTGCAGGCCGTTGAACATGACCTGCGCCGCCCCGGTTGCGACGTTGAAAGCGGATGCGATTGAAACCCCGAATTCATCGGCAAACATAATGACGGCGAACAACGCCGTCCCTGCCATATTCAACACCTTTGCAAAACCAAGAACCTGCCCCGTCGCCTCTTGCGTTTCGTCATCCGCCTGGGCCATGGCCACGACAAAGTCGGCGATCTGCGCGATGAACGGCCTGAAGGAATCCACCATGCCGGAGGTGATACGGATCAGGCCCGTGATGCCGTCAATCAGAAACTGGATCACGGCGGCAAGGTCTTTCGGGGCGGTCAGATCCAGATCGCCCAGATACATGCCGAAGGCAGCGCCCAGCTCCCTGAGAGCCCGGATCAGCCCGCTCAGGTCGATCATGCCCAGGGCTTCTGGGAGCGCCTTCGCAATGCCCGCAAACTGTTCCTTCAGGGCGGTGCCGACGCTGTTGAGATAGTCGAACAGGGGATCGAACGCCCCGGAATCGACGCCGACCTTGATGCCCTTCATCAGGTCTGCCATGCCGCCCGCGATGGCGCCATACTGCGGCATCAGCTTGTCACCGATGGTGACCAGGGTTGCATCGAATGAATTGAGGAGCCTTTGGTTGACGTTCTCGAACGATCCGGCGACCTTCTCGTATGCCGTTGCCGTCGATCCGCCCGCCTGCCCCATGGCCTCGAGGGACGTTTTGAATTTTCCGGTCTTGTCCGAGGCCAAAATAAGCACGGCGTTCAGGGCTTCGACGGAGCCGAACAGCTCCGCCATCTTCTCCGTGTTGCCGCCCGTTGCGCGCCACGCATCCCAGAGCACCCCCTCAAATCCCTTTGTTTTCAGGGCCGTGGCATTGAACTGGAGGCCGAGCGCCGCCGCCATCGTCTCCGACTCCTTGGTCGGCTTGATGATGTTCTGCAGGGCGGCCTTGATGCCGGTCAGCGCCTGTTCCGTCGGCAAACCAGCGACCGTCAGGGCGGCCACGGCAGCGGACAGCGTCTCAAACGGAACGCCTGAATTCGCTGCAAGACCGGTGACCTTTGCAAGCTGGGTGGATAGAGCGCCCAGCGTCGTCTGCCCGAGCTTGACCGTCTGGAACATGGTGTCGGAGTATTTTGTGGCCTGATCCGTACCGGCGCCATAGGCATTGAGCGTCGAGATAAGGGCCTTCGTGGTGTCTCCGAGGTCTGCAAGGCCCGCGACGGAGAGCTTCTCGGCCGCCGCCATAAACTCGATGGACTTGGTATAATCAACGCCGGCCGAAATTGCAGCATACAGGGCGCTGTTGACCTGCTCCAATGACTTCGTAGAATCAACAGAATAATTGAGGATATCTTTTCGGAACTCATCTATGGAGCCGCCCGTTGCGTCGATCAGCGTCGTGATCTCGCCGAACTGCCCGCCGAATTCGCCGGACTTTTTGATGGAAAGGGCCAGGCCGCCGATGGCGAGTGCCAGCAGGGCCGCATCGACCTTCATGATGCTGTCGGCAACGCCTGCCAGGGGCGCGGCGACGCCCTGCACGACGGCATCCAGCTTGTTGAAATCCCGCTCCATCCCGCCCATGACTTTCGTCAGGTCGTTCCGGCCGCCGAATATTATTTCAACAGTTTTCGTGAGATCGGCCATCTTATCGCCTTTTCGGTTGGATGCTCTTGAGATACCGATCCCAGAGCATCAGTTCGCCGTCGGTCAGGAACCCTTGCGGGAAGAGGTCCGGTCGCGCTTCGTAGAGGAAGCGCCCCCTGACGTGACAGAGGGCAAGGGATGCGCGGACATCCCCGTCTCGCCAGAGGGCGTTGATTTTCCCGGCAGCTGCCCCATCCCGGTCAGCTTCATGATCATGTTTGTGACCTGGTAAAACTCAATGGGATGCGTCTCGGCCAGCTTGACGGCCATATCCATCGTGCATTTCGGATCGACGCTGCCCAAAACAAGGTGTTCGATGCGCTTTGCGATATCCTGCGGCGTCGTGCCGCCGATGCCCATCAGCTCCTTCACGGCGTCGGCCTTGTCCTTCGACGAATCCGAGGTCAGGGCCTCGATGATGGCGACGACGGCCTTGCTCCGGTCCGCCGCCTCCGACGCCCGGCCCAGCTCCGCACCGGTCAGACCGCGCACGATCCAGACCGGATCGCCTTCAAAGTAGTCCGCCAGGTCCGGCACCGGAACGCCCTCCGTCCGGTGCTGATACCTGGTTTTCATAAACTTCTTGTTGTCGAACATGGCGCCCTCCTGGATGACGTTATCCGATCACGTCGGCCCCCGCGGTTCCCGAACTGATCGTGCAGGCGGCCTGGATCTGATCGCCCGGCGGGAATGTCCGGCTGATTCCGAGCTTGCCCTGCATCAGGATGTAAGGCGTGCTGTTGAGCCGGTTCTGGAAGAACTTGAAAAAGAGGTCCTGGTTCTTACAGTACAACAACCCGTCGCTGATGCCGTCCTCCATGTAGGCGGTGAACGATCCCTGATTGAGCGATTCGCTGGATGAGGCCAGCGTCGTGCCGTAAATCTGCGTGGAGCTGACGCTGTGCGTGGTCTCGGGCGGCACGAAATCCGAGGACTTCGGCACGTCCGCAAAGGCCGGCTCGTAATACTGCGCATAGACGGCCTTCGGCACTGGAGACACGGGGGACGCTTCGGAATGGATCAGGGGCAGGGCGGCGGCGAATTCGATCCCGGCGTTGAGGAGAATGCCGGAATCGACATTGAACCGCTTCTCGGTCCAGGTCGGATAGTCATACCGCTCGCAGTGCGTCCCGACGACCTGCTTGATCTCGTCGGACGAAATCGCATCGTCGGCCGCTGCCGACAGCCAGATCTGCGCGATCTCGATGCTGCCGGGCAGGATGTAGGGAGGGCCGCCTGCCGCGCCGCGCGTGGTGCTGTGCGTCGTTCCGTCCACGCCCTTGACGATTGAAATCGCACCGCCGCTGGTGATCGTGACGGAACTCTTGTTGTGGGTGTTTGCCGGGATGCCGCCCGTCGGCCGCACGACGGTTTCGTCTGCCGCGGCGAGGATGGACTCCAGGGCGCCGCCCAGATAGCAGGTCAGGGCCGCGACATCGATCTTGTTGTCGGACCCGGACGCGCCGGCCGTAACCCTGCCGCCCGTTGCCAGGCCGTTCGGCCGAACTTCGGGCTGATACCCCGCCCGGTTCGACCACATGGTGTCCGCGCTCAAAAACTCCGTGTGGTCGCCCTGGTCCGTCAGAGCGACAAAAGGCACAAGGTCCTGTCCGCTCTCGTACTGAATCTTAGCGTTTTCTGCTGTTCCCATGGTTAATCCTCCTTCTTTGATTTGCCTATTGTGATATACCTGCGCATATGCTCAGGGCTTTGTGTTGACTCCACCTCGGGCCAGTATCGTCTCATGACATCAGCCCACCATTTGCCGTCGCCCTTGATAAGGGTCCTGTCCTGCCCGAGGCGCACATCCGCAACGTCATAGACCTCAATGATGAGGTTCCTGCACGTCCTGCGCATCTCCCGCATGATGGCGTCCAGTTTCGCCGGATCGACCACCATCAGGACGTTGATGCAGATGCCCCAATCCGCCACCGGGAAGTCGTCGGGCAACGCATCAAGCGGCGCCACCGTGTAGGTCAGCCTCTCACCAATGAGCGCCCTTGCTTCCGCTTCCAGGGCGACCTCCGCAAAGTCAACCATGTTGACCTTCGAGCAGTGCTGTAAAAGCAGCGGTTCGGCGCGCCCTGTGCCGCTGCCATAGTCGTTGACCACGCTGCCCGCCGGGATGTGCTGCTTCAGGAACGGGACAAGCCGCAGGCATGTCGAGCCCTCCCGATAGTGGCCTTTTTCCCATATCTCATTGTAAGTGTCTGGCGTTGTCATGGCTTCCTTTCTCGCGTGTAGATTTCAAACTTGCTCAGATCCGGATAGTGCAGCTCCAAATCTTCATTGTGCCTGGGGTTCCCTTCGGCATCATAAAAACGTGACATCATGAGCAGGCCCCGCGCGGCAAGTTCGGGCATCATGTAAAAATTCCATCCGATCATGTCGAAGTTGTCGTCGTGATAGGAGCATTCCCGCCTACCGGAAAACCGGGCGCGCTTGAACCACTCGTAAGCCTCTTTGTCGTCGGTCAGGATCGCCCCGCCCTTTGACAGAGACATAGTTTTGTACGGCCCGGTGAAGCCCAGGCACATAAACGTGCCCGGCAGATACATCCCCGCCGTGAACCGCAGCGCGCTGTCCCAGGTGCGGGAGCCCTTCAGCGGATAGGCGCCTGACAGCGTCTTGCCCGGCCAGGGAACGAATTTGCATTTGCCGCCTGCGTGGATGATCTCGCACGGAACCGACGGATAGGTCCGGGCCGGGATCATAATTTCCCTGCCCTCGATCCCTTCATATTTGAGCGCCAGAAACAGGGCGTTGCTCTGGTTATCCACGGCAACGGCATGCGGCGCGCCCGTGTAGCGGCAAAGCTCCCGCTCGAATTCTGCGGTTATGCGATGGACGCCTACCGACATCGGACCTCCACAAATCCTTTTCTGATTTCGACAATGCGGGCGCTGCCGGTCAGTTTTGCCCAATCATAGATGCGGCGCTGCATGAGATCGGTCCGGCGCTTCATTTCATCCGGCGGCAGGCTTGACCATGAGTTCGATCCGTTCATCCGCCGATAAACGGACGGCGCTATATCCGGTAAAAACTTACACTTGCCGATGGTTCCCATATAAACATTCATGGCGTAATCGCCGACCATTGATTCAATCGCGGCGGCCGTTTCGGGACTGTAGCGGTTGCGGAACATCCTGGTGCACAGGCCGATCCCGTGCCCGTCGCCGGAATACCCGATCAGCTCGATCGCCGAATAATCCTTCGGGTCCGGACCGGGTCGCTTGACCACTGTCACCGTTTCGCTGCCCTGCCGGGCCGTGTTGTGGATGTCGTAGGGATGATGGCACATGGCGTAATCGGGATTGGCTTCCAGAAAATCGACCTGCTTTTGCAGTTTTTTCGGGTCCGTCCAGTAATCGTCGCCGTCGCACTCCGCTATATATTTGCCCCTTGCCGCGCGATACAGGTGCACCAGCGGATATTCCCCCGTTTTTCTGTATTGGTTTTCCTGGTGAATGAGCGGCTTGACGATGCCGGGATGGCGCCGTTCGTATTCGCGCAGGATCTCCGTCGTGCCGTCGGTGGACGCATCGTCGGAGACGAGGATCTCAAAATCAAAGCTCGTCTTCTGCATCAGAAACGAATCGAGCGCGGACCGGATCAGGTGCGCCTGGTTGTAGGCCATACAGCATACCGATACCATCGGCCGTTCGTTGTCCGCCATCAGTGCCGCCTCCCACTTCTCGACACGCTCCCTTCCACGAGGCCGAATGGGTTTTGCCGGGATGCCAAAGCACACCGTCCACGGCGGCAGGTCTTTCGTAACGAGGGACATTGAGCCGACGCTGCACCCCTCGCCCAGCGTCACGCCCGGCATGACCCGGCAACCCTGCCCCAGCATGGAGTGCCTCTCCATAATAATCTTGCTACGCTTCGGAAACCGATACTTCAGCGGAATCGTCGGGCTGGGGATGCCGCCCCACTCGCCCGTAAAGTCATCTGTGCCTGTCAAAAATGTGGTTCCCTGCGCAACCTGGCAGAAATCGCCGATGGACAGCTCCCCCGCGCCGGTGTGCGATACATAGGAGGCCAGGTGGACATAATCGCCGATCTCCGTCTTTTCCCCGCCGACGATGAAACAGAAATCGTCAATGATGACATGGTTGCCGATGGATATATTCTCCGGCTGCACGATCTTGGCCAGCGGCCAGATGGTCACGTCGAGGCCCCTGCGGGCGAATGGAAGGCGCTCGTGGTCGTTCATCGCCAGTGCTCCTTGACAAAATCATCTGCTACTTCATGCGGTTTCGGTCGGCCATGAAACGCGACTATGCGGCAGTCCGCCGGCAGGCCCCGCTGCAGGACCCGTAACCGGTAAGAGCAGATCCATTCCTCCGGATAGAGGTCGTATTTCATGCCCTGCGCCGGGTCATCAATGATGGATTGACAGCCGACGGGCAGCAGGCGATTGCCCGGCGGATTCCATGGATCCCATTGCGGCTTTCCGAGTCGCTCATATTCGTCCCACACTTTACGCCCCGCCCCGTTCCGGATTAAGGCTGTGCTGACGCAGGTCTCTCGTTCCCTGCGCGCCGGACAGGCGTGCTTCGGATATCCCTTCATGTAGGCCTGATCCGACGGGTACAGGATCAGGTCGTCGAGACTTCCGATGATGACCTGGTCCAGATCGAGATAGAGCACTGAGTCGGTTTCGATTGCCGGCGGGTCCTTTTTCCAGAACATAAAGCCGGACCACCAGTAGGGCAGGCCCGTTTGCACCACTCTGATTTCCGGGTTTATCCCGTCCATACGCCCCGCCTCGTTCGCTCCGGGTCCGGCGTAGAGGACAAAATCAAACGGGATTGTCGTGTTACGGGCGCACGAATTAAACAGGCGATTGACGTAATCGACGGTGTAGAAGCCGCGCCCATCCCAACAGGTTCCGATTGTGATTTCAGCCTTGCCCATTCAGCCACTCCTCCGTCGGCGCGCCCAGCAGATCCCTGGTCCAGCCGGACATGGATTTGACTATCCCGTCGAATACGGCCCGGTGCGTTTCCCATCCCGGCCGGAACGCCTCGTAAGGGTTGCCCTCCGGGGCGTTGCCCGTCAGCGGACAGCCGCACACGATGATTCTGTCATAGCCAAGCTGTTCCAGCGCCGCCTGCACCCCCAGCAGCGCCGACGATCCGGACGGCTTCCACCAGTTCAAGATGCTGATATGGATTCCGTTTTCCGGCTTTCTGGCGCCGTCCGGGTCCGCGATGTGCCCGATCACCTGAAAGTCCGTGTTGCCCCCGATGGCCGCCCGCCTCTGATAGATTTCCGGAACGTCCACGGGATGATAGGTTGCGACATACTTGATCGGCCAGGCGTAGAGGTCCACCGCGTCCAGGCCGATGGCCATCCAGTCGCCGTCGCCGAGCTGCCTTGCCGCCGCAATGTCGTCATGGGCGCAGGGCGCGCACCCGGTTATGAATAAAACATTACTGCGCATAGGGATCTCCGATCGCAGTCCAATAAGTAACAAGGAATTTTGCCGAGCAGCCGACGGATATCGCGCCGTCCTCCGGCGTCGTGGGGCCGCCGCTCTGATAAACGATGGATTCCGCATAGGGCGACAGATAGGTCACAGGGGATGCGGGGCTTGTGACCAGGCGGCGCCGGTCCCACGCGGGCGAAGTAAAGCACTTGATCAGGTCGCCCAGGATGCGCTCGGCGATGACGGACGCATCAGCCGTGCCGAATTTCGCCAGGCCGTCGATCTGCACGGGCATCCGGTGACGGGATTGCCCGTGGGCGTTTTCCGCCTCTTCGGGCTGCGGCCAGACGACGCAGCAGGGCAGCTCGTCCGGGTCCACCTTCGGCCGGGCGCGCAGCACCGTCGCGCCGATATCCGTCGCGTAGGCCTGTGGGGATCCGGTCGTCCGGATCGCGGCGGCTCGGGCCAGCAACTCAAGGATGATCTCTTCGCGGATCGTGTTCATCAGAATCCCCTCATGAGCGCATCCACTTCACGACGCATGTTCTTGCTGAGACGCTCACCAGATAGCTTCACCACCGTGTCAATAATCCCTGGGTCGCCCAAATAGTCTTGGATACGCGGCCCATAGAGCGCTTTTACTGGAAATCGGTATTCATATGGCATCCGCGCGTATGCCCGACCGGGGACGGCCTTCTTTCGGGGGCCGGTATATTTGCGCCAATATACCTGCTCTGCTTTCTGGCCTTTCTTCAGCCCCCCGATAAAGGCGTGCGGGATGACCGCGCGCGGATTGTCTTTCAGCACCTTCACTGAAACGCCTGTTTTTGTTTGCTTTGCGCCGAACTTTATCAGCCGAATAAATGTCCCCTCGCTTGATGCCACGCCCGAGATATCGCTAAATGTGGCCTTTTTTATTTTCCATGATTCCCGGATGGCTGAGGCGGTCAGCGCATAGTGATCGGATAATATCTTTGTGCCGTCCGTCCTGACGCCCGTCAGGGTCTCGTTGATGGCGCGCGTCATCGCCTTGTTCGCTTCCTCCGAGCTGAGATTTGAAATCATGGCTTTTACGTCGGCAACGTCTTTCGGGTTGATCCGAATCGTCATTATGTGACCACCACCTTGACGGCCAGGCCGTCGTTTTCGAGGATCGCCTGGACGGTGTAGATCGTGCCGGCTGCCGGGATATCCAGCGTAAAGGTCTCGCCCCGGTTCGGCTCCCTGCCGATCACGGAAAGCAGGGCCTCGATGGTTGTGCCCCGCTCCCAGACCTGGGCCTCGACGCCCACGGGCTGAAGCATGACGCTAAAGTCAATGAAGACCTGACAGGAGACCGGATCGCCCGTTGCGGGTGTAAATACGGCGTCCTCCCCGGCGGCCTCGAAGATCCCCGGAAGGGCGGCGGCGAATACTCCACGCAGTCCCATGGTCAACCCTCACAAATCGGCAGGCCCTGCTCGTCCAGGATGATCCCGCCCAGCTCGTCGCGGATCGGCGTCCAGTCGGCTTCGCGCACCTCGACGGGCGTCAGGATGATCTCTCTCAGGGCGGGCAGGACGATGTTGGCGTCGTCTTTCATGGCGTCACTCGTTCGAGGTCACAATGACGCTGTAGGTTTTGTCCCCGTCGAGGCTTGTCGGCGTGAACCGGAACGATTCAACAAAGACATTGTCCAGGCGGTAGGCGGCTGCCTTATTCAGGCCCGTCATGTCGATCGGAGACCCGGCCACCTCGATGTATTCCGTCGCGCCCGGCGTCAGGTATTCGATCTTGAGCGTCCCGGCGGACGGCTGGGCGCTGACTTCCACCTGAATCTGATGGAAGGGAAGGTATTCGAACCCCCGGTTGCCGAGCGTCTGGGCTCCATTCGCCTGCGTTTTTGTCAGCGCTTTCAGTGTGTGATTTTTATACATGGTCGCTCTCCTGTTATCGCCTGTGACCACAAGATGTTGTGCCCGACCAGCTGGGGTTGACCACAACATCTTGTGTTTCAGGGTGCGCCGGCGGGGGCGGCGAAAGACACCGACCCCGCCGGCGGATGCCTTTACAGACCCGCTCTCAGAACGGCATAGTTGATCTTGTCGCCCGCGGTGAATGTCCCGCTCGCCGTGACCGTGATACCGGCCGGAGACGCGGCGGCAACGGCGCTGATGATGTAGAGCTGCGGGCTGCCGCCATTGACGGACAGCGTGCAGAGCACCACATCGGTTGCCAGGATGCCGGTCACGGGGATGAACTCGGCCGCGGCCAGCGGGCTGTCGTCCACTGTGTAAATTCCCGCCGCAAAAACCGTGTGCGACGTTCTGTCCGGGCCGGTGGGCAGGCCGACATAGACATTGATCGTGCCTGTTTCTCCGGAACCGACCGCCTCCAGCGCAACGCCGAAGAACTTGCCGCTTTTCTTTTTGGTGATCGTGGTGCCGTCCGTAAAGAGCCGGTTGCCCAGCGCCACCGCCGAATTGCCCGCGTCGTCGGTGGCCGTCACGGACAGGTCAAAAACGCGGCCCATTTCGATAGACGCCTTCTCGTCGCCGCTGTCGTAGCCCGTCAGGGCAACGCCCCTGAGAGCATTCCCCACGACCACATGATCGCCGGAATCAACGGTCGAGCCGACGGTCAATCGCAGGACATCGCCATCCTGTACTTTATTCGTAGCCATAACTATTACCTCCTGTTTTTGTTGAGTAAAAGGCGGGAGCGTTCTCCCGCCTGCAATTGCCGGTTAGGCGCCCTCGTTGCGGTACAGCCCCCGGAAATCGGTCGCATACGCGCCGACATCGATCGCCACGAGGTATTCGAAGCCCTCGATCGTGAAGCCGGGCTGTCTCATTTCCATCGTCGGGGCCTGCTGCCCGTTCAGGAAGACGACCTTGACCGTGCGGCCCTTCGGCCCGGCGAGATACCAGGCCGTCGTCGAATCGTCGTCGAGCCGGGGCTCATAGACGCGGGTGAAATACGCGCCGCTGTAGGGGTTGACCCGCTGCGACGCAAAGGACGAATCCGTGGCCACCGTCGAATGATCGGAGAATTTGTCCGACTTGAAGAAGACCTCGGACGTGCCCTCCAGCGCCTTCGGGGCCAGGAAGAACTGCGGCCGGATATTCAGGCGCCGCAGGCCCCCGATATCCTTCTGGACGCCCATCGCCCGGATGCCTTCGGCGATGTTCGTGACGCCGGGGGCGGAGCAATAGCCGGATGCGGCGTCATTCAGGCGGGTTGCCGCGGTGGAGAAGATCGCGACGGCGTCGCCCATGGTTCCGTTTGCCGTGAGGACCGCATAGGCCACATCGCCCACCTTGCGGGCCGCCGCTTCCGCCCGGCGTGCGGGCATTGCGGTCAGGGCGCCCATGTCGTCATTGATGATCATGACGCGCGTCACCCGGAACTTCTTGGCATAGCTGGCCGCTTTGTAGGTTTCGGGGGTCTTTTCGGTGAACTTGCCAAACTTGATCTCGCCGGAATCGGGAACCTTTTCCAGGTCGTCATGCTCGGACAGGGCATTGTCGTAGTTGGTCTTGAAATCGCTGACCGACCCGATCCCGCACCAGGTCGCCCACGTCTCGGACGCGCTTTCCCAGGCCTGCTGCATGGACTTTGTGGCCAGGTTGGCCAGGATGTTCGGGAAGTCGGAGCTGGTGAGCGCCCGGCCGACCATCTCCTTGATGCCGCCGCGATGGTCGAGGCCCATCATGCGCAGGCATTCACGGGCCATTTCAGCCAGCGTAAAGCCGCGCAGGTCGTGTGCGCCCGCCGCCGGGGAGGCAACGGCCATGCCCGCCCGCAGCATCATCGCGTCATTGGCCGCCGCGCGGAACTTGTCCTGCTCGTCCGCGCCCATTTCGATGCCGCGGAAGCCGGGGTTCTTTGCCTTGCTGCGCTCCTGCAGCTTCTCCATGACGGCGCGCTGGGCGTCTTCCAGGGATTTGCCGCCGACGATCATATCGCGGGCGATTTCCTGGCATTCATACCGCTCCAACAGTGCATCGATGTCGCGGATGCGGGTGCGCTCTTTGCCGGTGGCCTCCGACCGGACCTTGTCCAGATCGGGCGGCTGATCTGCGGGGGCGGCAGGGGTTGCGGGTGCGGGTTCGGCCCGCTCCAGAAAGGCCTGCGCCTCCTCGTCGGTCGCCGTGACGGGCAGACCGCTTCTCTCAAGAAACTTTCTCAATTTCGGATCCATTATGCTTTCCTCCTTGTTGCTTTTTTTTGGGTTGGTATTGATTTCAGACCGCGCCTTGGCATGGCTATCCGCGCCGACGGGCACGACGGACAGCTCGCGCGGCGTCCATTTTGTGGCCACCTGGATCGGCCCGGTGAAACTCTTCCCGCCGATCATGGATGTCTGACCCTGCGGCACCCAGACCGCCTCGTCCACGCGATAGCCCACGGAATAGTCCGTCAGGTGCCCTTCCTTCGTTTTGATCCACGGGCCTTCCGCTTCCGGGGCCGAGGAGTAGTGCGCACGGCCGACCATTTGCGCCCCTTCCGTGCGGATCTCACGCGCCGACCCGATCACGTCGCCCGTTTCGTAGCGGCTGTGCGTATCCAGCATCACGAGCTGCCGGGATTCCGGGATCTGCGCGCCGGACATGAGCAGGACCTCGTTGATGCGGCCGCGATCGTAGTCGTAAACGAGCGTCGGGGCCTCCGTGGCGATGACGACCTCCACGGACCGCGTCGCCTCGTCCAGGGTCGAAGGGCCGTCCACCCGGACAAACAGCGGCGCGCTGCGGTAGTTCATGTCCGGAACTTCCTGTTTCTTCTGTTTTTTCTCGGGCATGGGCTTATCCCTCTTTCATGATGGCGGCGGGGTTGCTCTTCGCCGACGTGCCGGCGGCGTTGAACACGAGCCCCATTTCCTTCGCCAGTGCCTGGGCGGCCTGTATTTCTTCATAGATTTCCTCAAGATCCTTTCCGCGCTCGCGGGCAACCTCTTGAGGCGACTTCAGGCCGTAACTGATCGCCTCAATCTGGCTCTTTGCTTCGCTCAGTGGGATCCATTCCCGGCGGCTGCCATTCACATTCCTGGTAGCGCCGGGGATCCTGCCAGTATCCGGGGAGCGTGAGCTTGCCGGACATCACAGCCACGTCCATGAACGACCGGAAGGCGGGCATGCAATACTGCCGGATGTGCCTGACGGAAATCGGACGGAGCTGCTGGCTGAAATCATTGCGGACGATCCGGGCCGTGGAGAAATTCAGGCCCTGATAGTCGCCGGATATCAATTCGTAGGGGGCGCCGGT